TGGACGCTTTGCGACTGCAACGCGCATAGGTGCGTCAGCGGTTTCGTCTATAGCATCTATGTTTGGTTTCACCAATGTGCCTGTTATTTCAGACACTCAATCTTATAGGCCTTCCCCGTTTCCACAACTAGCTTCTACCACAATTGCGTATCCAGCTGAGAAACTCACTTTAGATCCTAAAAACGAGTTGACTGTTGACCCATCAATACTAGGTTTACCACCTGATGATGAGATGGCTATTGGCAATTTGATCACACGTGAATCATTTCTGTGCACAGCTACTTGGACAAGCACTAATGCTGTTGATGATATTTTATTTTCAGCTCGTGTCAACCCAGTTATGTACGACAATGACAACGGTACAAGCCAAAAACTCTACAACATTCCTATGTCGTGGATCGCAGCCTTATTTAAGGGGTGGCGAGGTGATATAATTTTTAGATTTAAGTTCATCGCAACCCCTTATCATAAAGGACGCGTACGGATATCGTACGACCCATCTGGTTATGCAGCGACCAACATCCTTAATGATGTGAACACTGCCAATGTAGTTATGACCCAAATTATTGATTTAGGAGAAGAGTCTGATGTGGAATTGAGAATTCCTTATCAACAGGCGACAGCTTTTCAACAAATTAGACCAGACTACACAGCGGCTAGTATCCCTTTTTCACTTAGTTTAACGCCAACCTTTACGGCGTCAAACATTTTTGACAATGGGACTATATGTATGAGAGTATTGACAAATCTAACAGCACCAGTTTCTACTGCTTCTGTTCCAGTCATGATCTTCGTACGTGCGGCCGAAAACTTTGAGTTTGCTAACCCTTCAGATGTTTTGCCCACCGGATTTTCATATTTTCAACCACAGGCTGACGTGTATGGCGATCCTTCCGCAATTGTGGCTGGATCAGCTTCATCCACGCACGCCGATAGATATCTTGTGAATTATGGTGAGTGTGTCAAATCACTCCGCCAAGTTTTGCGTAGATCATCTTTGTCATTGAATCTAGGGTGTCTGGCCAATACCACATCTGCTAATACCATACAGATCTTCCGTTTTTCTAGGTTTCCTTTATATTACGGATTTGATCCACTTGGATTACATAGTGGACAAGGTATTGTTGTAGACGACACATTTCCTTTTAACTTTGTTAAGACGACACCATTTACATGGATAGCCCCAGCTTTTGTTGCTCACAGAGGATCTATGCAGTGGACATTTAATGTCGACTCTGTAAACCCTGTAAGACATATTAGGGTCGTTCGTGCGAATCAATCGTCTACACCTATGGGTTATTTGGAAATTCCACAGGCATTAAGAGGCTCACTAAGTGAGCAATCTGCTTTCTTTGCCAGTGCGTCCATTCCCGGTGCCGGTGGTCAAGCATTAACTTCTCAACGCACAAATCAAGGTTTAACTGTGCAGTTACCTAACTACACTAGATTCCGATGGCAATCTACCAACCCGCGCAATTCTTCTGCGCTTCCAGCCATCGACGGATCCGATATTGACGCTCACAATCTCGAAATCCACGTTGCTAATAGCAGCGAAACCACCACAGCACCGTCCCAGACGACGTGGTGTTATCAGAGCATCGGTACA